TATTTACTACTTAGATAAGGAGTTAGCTGTCTTACTTTTACTCAGCAATGAGTAATACAACTCGAGTGATAGTCCACCCTGAAGCTTCTCAATCTGTACCTTACGGTTCAGAAAGATAGGTTTCAGAGAGGGGTCTATCACGAAACGTTTCTCAATGTTCTTAATCTCCACTAAACCATCCTTTATGTTTAAAATCTCGTCCTGTTGGGCATAAAATCCCTCCAAGAAGTGATTCGCGGCATAATAGATGGGATGGTGGCGTTGTTTTACACAGTTGGATACTAGTTCTGAAGCTAGTCCACCACTTTCAACTTTGATCTGATCTATTACCTTATTAAAGAGTTTCTCTCTGTAAGATAATTTATCTGACCAAATAGACTGAACCTGTTTGTCTAACCTAGTTAGGAGTTGATTCAGATAGAGTTCTTTAACTTTCTCTGCATCGATTCCCAGCAAACACCACGGATAACCCGAAAGGGCGCCAAGGGCTTGCTTGAAACCGAGGAAGATAGACAGGTGGAATCTTCCTTTCACACTTAAGTGAGAGAAAGATTCCGGGGCATAAAGTTCAGCCCCAGGAATTGTAATTTCCCATCTCTCTCGAATTACCCTCAACAGCTCGGGGATCATGTAAATGGTCTTTGAGCATTGAACAAGTAAGTCGGGGGAGATGCCACTCAGCTCCTTGTCTTTGAGGAAAATGCGCTTTGCAAATTCTCCAAAGACGGGTGCGTGGGTAGCAATGAAGGATTTAGAAAGGTTTATCTTAACAGATAACTCTTTCTCCATCACTTCTTGGTACTTTTCACTTACGCGTTTGTCAAAGATCATGACATCATCACCTAAAATCTGGTAGTTGGTGAAGTTTGGATCACCAGCACAGAATCTAACGATACTGTGATGGGCGAGTGTAAACACTCCCCATGAGCTTAACGCTCCTAGTGGTTGTCCAACACTCCATCTAATACCCGACTTCTTAGTACTAGGTTCGTAGAAATCTCTATCAGAAATTACACTGCACCAATCTTTTCCAACCAGTCTCCCGAGAAGTTGCGTAACAACGTCAACTTGAAGGGACAGGGGGAATCGATCGGTCGCTGACGATAGATCAAATGACGCACAATATCCTGAGAGTTGGGCTAAGCGCATTCCGCGTCTAAACCCATCTTCTTGGGAGTATGTTGAGTCACCGTCTATAGTCTTAAGCACACTCATGACTATGTCATGAATGGGTTTAAGTGCATTCTGAGAGAAGAAATCCAATATCGCGATGTTTCTGGTCTTTCCCGCACCTTCCGAGATCATGGATATTTTAGATAATATAGCTGGTGAGTCTTTTATCGGACTCATCTTCTGTATCATCGTATCCAGGAGCCTCGCGAGGTCCGGGTTAGATACCTTTAACATTCTGATAACGGCCCAGTACACTGACTCACTTCGGGATAGGGCCAATGCATCCAGGTGTGAGTAAATCACAGCTGGACCATTCGGTCCCATCTTCGAACTGAAGAAGCCTGATGATGAGAGTGATCTTTGTTCAATCGTGTATTTGTTCCCTGGAAGGAATTCTAGGCCCTTTAGAAAGGTCTCGAATTCTGATCGGAATTCAGCTCTAACTGGGTTTCCGGGGGCCGTTATGGCCTCCAGATCCAGTATGGGTTGAAGGTGGAGTAGTCGCACGGTATTTAATATCGTAAGACCAATCCGCTTCTGATTACATGTCCCTTCAAGGAGGTACGCCAAAGGCACTAAGACCTTTGGTATACCTCTTTTATTGGACTTGGTCCACGGAAGAGGATCGAAATTAATTCCCAGTGCCAAAGATTCACCAATACGTTTGTATTGTTTGAACCTAGTCACTGCGAATTTAGGTCCTCTATTGTTGATCTCTTTGATTAATTGATCACAATAGTTCTGGTAGCAACTAAGGACAGTAAGTTGTTCGTTTCTTTCTCCTATTAGTAAAGGTATAACAGCCTTTACGATTAATATTGAAGATTTAATCCCCTTCAATAGGGATAATGAAATTGGATTTAATTTATTAGGTCTTGTCATCATTGTTTATTTATATGGTGACGTTGCTCTCACTCCGAAGAGTTGCCAAC